GTAGACACACAACAGAGCCAAAGTAGTAATACTATTCAACCAACTACAAATGGGACGCTATCCTGGTACAATACAAATTCTGGAGGTTCAACTGCTACTTTGTATCTTCCATACGGCGGAACGAATGTTGCGCCGCTCGGTAAAAGATATATTGAGTTTAAATATGTTTCTACAACTACTACTAGCTATGGTCGCAGGGCTATGATAGGAGTTGCAACAAGATACTATGCAGAACAATATAGTTCGGTTGTGGGATATAGTGGTACTGCTACTAATGTTGCTTATTACTATGGCTACAATGGCAATAAATATCCAGGAGGAACTGCACAGGGTCTAACTTCGGTTGCAATCAATGATATTGTACAACTTGCATATGACACAGATGCTGGAAAAGTCTGGTTAGGTAAAAATAATACATGGAGTACACTCAGTGGCGATCCAGGTGCAGGCGGTGCAGGCATTAGTGTAGATGCTACTGCTGGTGGTGTAACTGGTTATTCATTAATTTTAGCCACCGGTACTAGCTCTAATTATACTAGTGTTTGGGAAGCTGGAAAACAATCTGCTAGTGATACATATGTTTATTCAATACCAAGCGGATTTAGTCAGTTTTAAAGTAATGTAAAAGTTAAAGCAAAAACTATATAAATAGTACAAAGACTATTTAAATAGGATGTCAATATGGCTATAGTAACTTCGCGGACTGATTTAGAGGAATATTGTTTACGTAAACTAGGCGCTCCTGTAATTGATATTAATGTTGCAGACGAACAAATCGATGATAGAATAGACGAAGCTCTTGAAGTATACCAAGAATATCATTCTGATGCTACCGTAAAAACCTACTTTAAACATTTAGTTACTGCGACTGATGTTACGAACAAATACATTCCAGTTCCAGATAATATTATTTTCGTAACTCATTTATTTCCTATTAGGGTTGGTTCATCATCTGGCGCTGGAATGTTTGATATTAAGTATCAAATGATGCTTAACGACATGGTAAATTTAAATAATTTTACTGGTGGTTTAGACTACTTTGTACAGATGAAACAATATCTTGATCTTATTAATATGACGCTAAATGGCACTCCCCAGGTATCTTATCAGCGTAGACAAAATAGATTACATATTTTTGGTGACTTTTCAGATAGAGATATTAAAGAAGGTGATTATCTTGTAGCCGAATGTTATGCTCTTGTAGATCCATCAACAACATCAGGAACTAAATCTATTTTTAACGATATGTGGTTAAAGATGTATGCTACTGCTTTAATTAAAAGACAATGGGGATCGAACCTCATGAAATTTGAAGGAATGACTTTACCAGGTGGAGTAATGCTAAATGGTAGACAAATATATGATGATGCAAATATTGAAATACAACAATTAGATGAAAAACTTAGACTAGAATTTGAATTACCAATTGATTTATTTGTAGGATAACTTATGGCAAAGAATCTCTTTTTTGCCGATAAACCGGTAAATGAACAAAATTTATACGAAGATATTATCATAGAATCGTTAAAAATCTATGGTCAAGATGTTTATTACATGCCGCGTGAAATCGTTAATGAAGATAAAATTTTGGGTGAAGATGTCCCATCTAAATTTTCAACTGCTTATAAAATTGAAATGTATATTGAGAATCAGCAGGGATTTGATGGAGAAGGAGATCTCTTTACAAAATTTGGTGTTGAAATCAGAGATGCTGCTAATTTTGTAGTATCACGTAGAAGATGGCGGCATGTTGTTGAACAAAACGCAAATGAAATTTCATCAGAAAGACCAAGAGAAGGTGATGTATTATATCTTCCACTTTCTAATTCAATGTTTGAAATTATGCATGTCGAACATGAGCAACCGTTTTATCAGTTAAATAATGTTCCAACATATAATTTACGCTGTGAACTATTTGTATACAGTGGAGAAGATTTAGATACTGGAATAGAAACAATTGATAGTATTGAAAATGATGCAGCAAATATTACGCTTGGTCTTGATTCAGCACGTAATCAAAATGGTGTTCTCTTTGGTGATAGTGATAGAATGGAAGGTGGTGTAGACTTCTTTGTTGGAGAAAATATTTATCAGATTGATTCTGCACTTAGAACTATTACTGGTAGACATCCTAAAATTGTTGGAGAAGTTATTGAATACAGTCCTACTACTCGAACACTTGTACTCGGACATGTTGGTGCAGATAGTGCTCTTGATTCAAATGGAGCAGGTGCAACTGGATTAATTGGATTTACGGTTGGTAAAACAATTGTTAATGATAGACCTGATGATCAGTTTGTATTTCCATTTAATGTGTTCTATGGAAGAAATGTAGATTCAAATACATACCTATATCCGAGAACACGAACTATTCTTTCAATTAATGAAGACACTGGATACCTTTCAGCGCAAAACGATATATTTGATGCTAATTCAACAGCATCTATAGACTTTTTAGATTTTTCTGAAGGTAACCCATTTGGTGATGCAGAGGATCCATAATGTTTCAATATTTTTATCACGAAAGAATTAGAAAAGCTGTTGCTACATTTGGCACAATATTTAACGATATTTATGTTCAAAGGACTGCAAAAAATGGTTCTATAATAGACCAAACAAAAGTGCCTTTAGCATATGCACCAAAAGATAAATATTTAGAAAGAATCAGAGAAAATCCATCTTTAGTTGACAATACTAAAGTGGCTTTAAAGTTGCCACGAATGTCTTTTGAAATTACTTCATTAGCTTATGATCCAGAAAGAATTCTTCCAAAGAACAATAATTATAATAAAGCATATGGTGCAAGTACTACTCATTCAAATAAAATATATTCACCAGCTCCATATACTATATTTTTCTCTTTAAACATTTATGCTAAATTACAAGATGATGCTCTTCAAATTGTTGAACAGATAATTCCATATTTTAATCCACAATATACCTTAACTCTTAAACCACTTTCTGGATTTGAAGATATAAAAGAAGATGTTCCAATTACATTACAATCAGTATCATTTCAAGATGATTTCGAAGGATCATTAGAACAAAGAAGAACTATAATTTATACTCTTGATTTTGGAATGAGAGTTAATTTTCATGGGCCGATACGTCAAGATAAGATTATTAAGAAAACTACAACCGATGTTTATATAGACAAAACCTCATTATTAACTTCTGGAGAGGATTCTGATGGTTTATATGTTAAACAAATTACTACGCCTAACCCAGCAAATGCTCAACCATTTAGTGATTTTGGATTTACAACTGTCACAGAATATTACGGAGATTCATCACAATGAAAACATATTTTGAATTAAGAGAAGAACTTAATGAAGGCAAATTAGGTAAAGCTATTGGCACAGGGATTGGTCGGGCTGTCGGTGGATTAGGTGGAGCAATTGCTGGTGGCACTGCGGGCGGCTTTATTGCTCCTGGGATTGGTAATATGGCTGGATTCGCAGCAGGTGGGCTTGCGGGTGGAAGCGCCGGCGGAAACATTGGAGGAAAAATTGGTGATTTTATTACTGGTAATAAAGCTCGCACAAATGCAATAAATGCAACTGGAAGAGGAATTAAAAAAGTAGCAAAAAGTGTTGGTCGTGCTGGTATAGAAGCAATGAAACCTACACCACCATCATCAGTGGTTCATCCAGATCATGGTAAAGTTATGACAACTTCTACTGGAAAAAAAGTTTTAAGAGGTGTTGATGGCAAAGCAACAACTATTTCTCATAATCATCCTGATTTTAAGCAACACGCAGCAATAATAAAAAATGCTGCAAAAAGAGCAACTCAAAATTGGAGAACTCAGCAAAAAGCTCAAAAAAGAGCTGCAGCGCCAGCGGTACGAAGACAAGCTGTTAGAAATATTTATAAAAATGCTTATGCAGCTGTAACTGGTCGGCCAGCACCGTAAATAAATATAAAGGAATTAATAATGTTATCATTTAAACAATATAATTCAGAATCATTTGTTGGAGCAATGAAAGGCGCCTTAATGAGTCCGCATGGTCCTAATCATAATCCAAATAAGACAAAGAAAACACGTGAGATACTGCCTGATAGAGTTACAATATCACCACAGGCAAAAGCAATGCGTGATATTGAGCAAAGAGCTTCTACATCGAGTCCTTCAGGACCTGCTTCTTCGCTAAGCGGAACAAAAAGAGTTAGATAAATGAGTGATTGGAAAAAATCAGACAATTTACCAGAAGATGACTTTGATTATTCTCGTAGAACATATTACGATTTAATCGAAAAAGGTAATGCTGCACTAGAAGATATGATTGAAGTAGCTAGGAATCTTGAACATCCTCGAGCTTTTGAAGTTGTGTCTGGTATGATTAAAAATGTTTCAGATGTAAATGACCGTCTTATGGATTTACATAAGAAGAAAAAGGCATATGATCAAAAAGATGTACTTCAAGTAACTGCGCCAGAAGGCACAACAAATAATTTATTCGTAGGATCTACAGTAGATTTGCAAAGAATGTTACAAGATATGAATAAACCTGTTAAGGATGATAACGTAATTGATATTACAGATAGATTAGATGATGGAAAAGAATGATTCTTATTTAGGCAACCCAAGTGTTAAACGTGATGGTGTTGTTACTAATTGGACAAATGATGAAGTTAAAGAATATGCTAAATGCATGCAAGATCCTACATACTTTGCGAGAAAATATTGTAAAGTAATTCACCTTGATAAAGGTTTAGTTCCATTTGATTTATATCCCTACCAAGAAAAAATGTTTAATCAGTTTAATACAAACAGATTTAATATTGTTTTAGCCTGTCGACAATCTGGTAAATCTATTTCATCAGTGGCATATCTACTTTGGTTTGCACTTTTTAATAGCGAAAAAGTTATTGCTGTTATGGCAAACAAGGGTGCTACCGCTCGTGAGATGCTTGGTAGAGTCACACTTATGCTAGAAAACTTACCATTTTTTTTACAACCTGGATGTAAAGCTCTTAATAAAGGGTCTATTGAATTTAGTAATAATTCAAGGATTGTTGCTGCTGCGACATCTGGATCATCTATTCGCGGGATGTCAGTTAATTTGCTTTACCTTGACGAGTTTGCATTTGTTGAAAGAGCTTCTGAGTTTTATACCTCAACTTATCCAGTTGTATCATCCGGTAAAGATACAAAAGTTATTATTACATCTACAGCAAACGGTTTAGGTAATGTTTTTCATAAATTATGGGAAGGTGCAATACAAGAAACAAACGAATTTATTCCATTTAGAGTCGACTGGTGGGAC